CTGGTTTTTCTGGAATTACGCTAATATTGAACTTATTTTCCAGTCTTCTACGCTCATTTAGGGATTGGAATATGCTTCTATTCATAGCAACATCCTCCACTGTGGAACTCACGCAATGATATTTTTGGTGCATATCCATTATATAATCTACAACACCCTTCTTGCCAATTAGGTTCCCATCATTATCTCTAGCCCCCACAGTTGGAATACTTCTATGCCTTTCGTATTCTAAAATATATAATTTATTATTTACATCAATAGCAATTGCCATTATTACACTAAAGTCGGAAGTCTTTGTATCAATATCTGTTGCGGGGTCACATCCTATAAATGTATTTACAGGGATTCGTTCTCCACCCATTACAAGATAATTCTGACCATTCTCATTTTCATAGTATCCATCCCAATATTTAATATACCTTCTCCCCCAAACAGCTTCTTCATCATTTTGCACTTCCAATTCATATTCTTGATAATATCCATGAACACGACCAGCTTCTGAATATTCCTTCTTTATTCTATCTAATTTTTCTCTTGGGACATATGAGTTCCAAAGAACCCCACCTTCCATTTCTGGTTGGGTAGATTTATATGTAATAACATCCCAAGTATATTCGTCTTTATTCTCAGCCTTATTATATCCATCTAGAATATTCTGGCAAAGACTATCATAATGAACTGGAGTACCAGCGAATATCAATCTTCCATGAACATCTAAAGCAGGTTTTACACCATTATATACAATATTCTTGATTTTCTCTCTTGCATCTTGAGTAACAGTATTAGTTTCACTCTCTGTATCATCTAAAGCAACAATATCATATCTTTTACCAAGATAGTTTTCGCCACGAACACTAGACAAATTAGAACGACTAATTAACTTCGCATTTGTAGTAGTTACAATATCAGTCTCAGTCCACTTATCACCTACAATATTACCAAAGTAATACTTTATCATCTCATTATTTTGCAAGTGTTGTTTTACATATTGAAGATTCAATACGGATTTTCTATGATTATCACTAATCCATGCAAGAAACATCAAATCATCAGACTTCTTAAATAAAATCTTATGAAGTAAAAATGTCTTAAACAGCTGTGTCTTCGCGCTTTGACGTGGGAGTATTAACGCTAAAGACTTCGTAGTGTTCTCTAATAAAGCATCAGCAATCTCATAATGAAACAGCGGGGATTCGGATTTACCAAAATCACCGGGAAGGAATAACTTGCCGAAGGCAATTAAATCATGGTAAGCTACTTCAAGAGCTTTTTCTGCTTCGCTTACGTTTTGTTTGTTTAGATTTGCCATCTTTATTAACTTCTTGTTCTTGCGCCTGTTTCATTTTCGATTCCAAGAAATCATTAAATTTCTTAGAATCTTTTTTCATCTCAACATACTGTTCAAAAACAATTTCCATATTATGAAGTCTTCTAACAAACTCCATAATTATATTTTCTAATTGACCAATACGTTCAATCATTTCCTGCCTTTTCATACTCCTTTTTGAAATCATGTTATTATCCTTTTATTTAAGTCTTTTACTTCAATCTCTTTTAATAGTTTCTTTTCATTTGCACCTTTAGTAAATGCACATACAGTATCTACACATCCTTTAACATATGCATTAGCCTCAATACTTGTATCAAAAGAAGCCATTATAGCGTCTTCACCATCTTCTTTCATTTTTTTCCAGAAGACTACATGATTACCAGAGAGCATCATCTTCCTTGCCCCCTGTACTTCTTTTTACCACCTTTTTTATATTTAGTATTCTTAGATGCTCCCTGTCTTGTTTTCTTTGGACTTGGTTTTCTATAACTATCCATTTTTTATCGCCACATTATTATTATAAGCTTCATAACTCTTACCACCATATATAGCTTTACCGTTATAAATACCTATTGTATCCACTTGGAATCTTTCATCATCATACTCTACAATCCCAAGACCCTGTTGCCAGTTATATCTAGTCCCACCGCCAGGAACGATTCCGTCTATTCTTGCAAGAGTCCCCATTGATACAGCTTGATATATCTTAGGATTACCCCTTGTCCATACAGTCTTGTGGGCCATTTCCAATCTATGCACATGTCCTTGAATCATACTGATTCTTGGAGAATCGAGTACCTTCATTACACTCTGGCCACTTTTCGCACCCACTTTATTTCCATGAACACATACAAGATTATTATTTATATAGAACTCCCCATGAGGATAATTGCCTACATAATCTACTTCAAGTTTATGCAATCCAAGAATATATGGGATTGACATTAACGGCGGAACATCTGGTTCATTCGCTGGTTTTATACCATAAGCCTGTATTGTATTCTGAATAATGCTATCCATCATACGTTTCTCATGGTTTCCTTCGATATAAACCATCTCTTGGCAGTAAGGTCTAAGTTCCTTTATCCAAGAAGCCAACCAATCAATACTAGGTTGTGTGGTGAAATAAAACTCTGGGGAACGTACATAGTGAGTACTCCAATCTGGTAAATCAAGCATATCACCAAGAAGAATCACCCTATCTGGTTTTACATCTTTCACAATTTGAGTTGCGACGGATATAGCATCCAAATCATGTAATGGTTCCATCGTATTGCTTTGCAAGTCTCTTTTGTACCCTACTTGAGCATCGGGGAGAACAATATCAACTTTTAAATCCCTTTTAGGAATACTAATATTGAAATTTATTTCTCCTACTTCCGCTCCTTTAATTGGAGGGAAATCACACTTAACTGGCTTTCTTCTTACAAGAGATGCACTTACTTGGTAATTAGTATGAGTATTCCAAACAATCTCATTATCTATTTCCTGCTTAGCGGAAACATCCCATTGATTAACCTTGAAATGAGTTACTTTCCATATTTCATCTGAAATACTGAATTTCTTCATTATATCTTCTACAGTCGGGACTTTGTCTTCTTGAGTATCTGTTACATAAATGTAATTCAACTCTTCAACCATAGACGATGTTGCCGCATTTACATCTTGAGAAATAGAGGAACTATTTATCTCAGATTCGCAATCAAGGCACTTATATCTTTGAGTACCATCTTTTCTTTTTCCATTCTTCTTATTTTTAGAAGAACCACATTTAGGACAATGCATATCCTACTCCTTTACTTGTTGTACCTCTTCAAGCTGAGGTCTCTCAGCCTTCTCGAGTTGCTCTGGTGAGAATCCTTGAAACATTCCAATAATACCCATCTCTCTTTGCTTAACTGTATTACCAGTAGTCCCAATTATCTTACCAAGCTCTTTTGTTGATTGTAAGACAATATTATCATCTTCACTATTATCTGCAAGACATTTTAACTTACCTAAGACGTAATCATGGTCTACACCCATATTCTTAGCAACGTCCATTACAGATTTTTCAATTTCTTTCATAACTCTTTCCTGCTTTAACAATAATGTAGCATTCTTTCTCGCTTTTAAG